TTTTTTATTTATAAAACTGTTTGCCATTAATTTATAAAGAAGCTTTCTGCTTCCATCTCATCTTTTAATTCTTGTTGGTAAGTTGTATTTAATTTTTGTATAACACCATCGAGATCTCTAACCTGTGCATCGGCTACAGATTGTTTATATATCTCACTAGGTCTTGTTAATACTTGTACTATCTTTGCCATTATCTTCTACCATCCGGTTGTATGTCTAGTCTAAACGTGCCGAGCTTCCAGTCTTGACTAGTGCTTGTGTTTTCTATTTTTAAAGCTATTGCTCTTGCTCGTGCTCTTGTATCTACTTTCGTAGTTGAAGAACTTACTGTAAAAGGTCCAAGTGCCGAACTAGCCGCAGTGTCGTTTGAGTAATTTTTTAAATTTAATGTGACTTGTGTATTACCTGTTTGCGAAACAAAGTCTGGCACAAATCTTCTTATTTTCATTATAAACTCTCCATCACCTCTAAGATCTGAAATACCTGGTTGTCTTTGTGTAATATCAAAATCTCCTGATAATATATTTGCCGTTATTGCAGTTACTGCTCCACCTTTAACTTGATCTGTTCCTGTTTCGTGTTGATAGTATGTTGAAATACCATCTGTATTACCTTGCACATAAGTAGATGAACTAGATCCTTCAACACCATCTGCATCATATTCTAAAGCGTGTGGATTACCAAACACTGCTGAGTCTGCCCAAGCTGTTCTTGCTAATGTACCTACTGTCCATATAGGTCTTTGTGGTGAAGAGTCTTGATAATTATAACAAACCATTTTATTAACCACCGCAGAGTTTGATGTTGGATAGAACCACATAATCTCACCAAACAAGTTATTTAATCCTGCAGATATCATTTGATTACCAGAATCTAAATTTACGTCATCATAAACAAAATCCTCAACTAAACATGGTAACGTTTCAAGGGCACCGGCATATCTAAAGAAACCATTTTCTGACATCCAATATGCAGCACCATCCACCTCTACCGCTGCATTCTTACCAATCAATCCACAGTTTGTTCCAACTTGCACGAAGGCAAACGTAAACGGTTGACCTACAAATCTTTGTAAGAATAAAGCTGTATCTGTATATACATAGATTGCATCTCTACCTCTAATGGCTCCCATGATCCGTGATCCGTCGGCCAGTCTCTGTGTGCCAGCGTCATTGGTCGCTGTGGGTGTATACGTATTAATATCCTCAACAGCAGAGAATCTAATAAACATATCATCCTGTGTGGACTTCGTACCAATCGTCGTTTCTGTACCAAAGAATACTAAGTGTCGATCAGGTGTAGATACGAGCATGTGTCTTGATGCTGTTGGTGCACCAGATATAATTGTGGCTCTTGAATTAGTTGCATCTGTGGCTGCAGAGTCCCACTCAAATACTTCACCATCTACGATTAAACAAATCGCTTTGTCACCGAAATTATCAATAGACCACATACCAGGATCCACGATTAAGTCTCCTGATGCTGCTTCACCCCAAGCTACGAAACTAGATGAGTTAGTTACTGTTGCTCCTGAAGAGTGTGATGCTGCTGTGGTATTTCTTACACCTCTGGTTACACCTGTTAATGTGTTTGTGGATATACCAGTATAAGATATTTCTTCTGTACCTATCTGTATAAAGTTTGTTCCAGAGCTAGGAAACTGTGATGCATCATTTAATGTTATACTTGTTGCAGATGCATTTATATCTGAAGATAAAACTGTTGTAAAAGCTCCCACTTCTTGTCCACCCCAAGAACCAAGTGACCAACCAAAACCTTGTGATTGTACATCGGGTCCTACTTTATAGTAATGTTGAACTCTAATACCACCTGACTCACTAGCTCCAGACCCTGATTCATTAGAAGGCATTGTAATTGTAATTGTGTTTGATGAGGGAACAGTTGTTACCATAAACCTTATGTCATCAAAATCAGATGCACCAAAATTTGAATCTGTAATAGATGAAAAGTTATCTAATAAAACTATATCTCCCGCCGTAATACCATGGTCACCAGAAAAATTTATGGTGACAGTCGTTGATCCGTTGGTTGTGCTGAATGCGTTTGTAAGAGTGTTTGTAGATTTAATAGGGTGTATGTCATAAAACACACCACCTGAATAAGCGTATAAAATTCTGTTTGTTCCTATGATAGAATACTTTCTGCCTTCACTATTTGTAAATTGATGCAAAGCTCTAGCTGCACCTGTTACGTTGTCAGCTCCTAATTGTTTCCAACCACCTATTTTTTCAGGTGTGGAATATCTAAAACGAACATTATCACAGTCTATCCACTGACCTTCCGCAGCTGTCGCAGTAATTTGTTTATTTATACCAGGTTGAAACCCTATCTTTTGTAGCATAGATCTCCAGATTATATTAGATTGCGTTGATGTTCAACGTTATTTGACTATTCCTAGCATAGGTCTTTTATCATACAAATTGGTCTTTGCAAACCTTCCGTCTGCATGATTATAATGCAGGAATACTTGACCACATAATTTGCCTTGAAAAGGCTCTCTCCAATGCTCTAACTCACATCCAGAATAAATAAGCATATCTCCTGGTTTTAGGTCTACTTTTACACCTTTGGGTGCTCCAGGCCTATGTATGCTTTTATGCTCGTCTATGACGTTGTCAGACCCCGTAGGATCGATAAATATAGGCCAGTTATCTCCACCTAGATTTAATGTGGTTGATATCTCACAGCTAGGTCTATCTTTGTGTCTTCTTAGAATATTACCTTTTCTGTAGAGTCTTGTATAAGAATAAGTAGGTACCAGTTTAAGTCCTGTCTTTTTCTGCATAACGTCTATGGTCTTAACTAACAGTGTTTCCATTAATCTATCACTATATTTAGCGTAGGAACCTGGAACCTGACTATCCTTAAAATTACCTATAAGTTTATTGCCAGCATGAGTTACATTATTGTTTAGCATCCAATTATCTGCTTCTGCTGATATTTGTAAATACATATAAGCTATGTCTGCTACCTCTTTTGATATGGCACCACGTATAACTTGATATTTATTCTTTTTAAAACTCATACTACGTTAAATACTATTGTATACCTTTTGGTTTTTTTATGTGTGTTGGGGGGAGAATGAGTTTTATACCCTTCAAATTTTATTAAGCTATTTTCTTCTCCTTTAGCATATTCAATCTTACCATATTTTTCATCTATTAAAAACATTGTTCCTGCTTTGTCTGGATTCACTAAATAGTAAACAAAAGAATATCTAGCATTTAAATGTTTATGCCAACCTATAAATTTTCCTTGTGAACAAAGAGCCCAACATTTACTTATTTTGTAAGGTTTTACATATTTAACTGTTGCCTTTATAAAATCTTTCATCTCATCTTTTAAATGCATATTAGGTTCTGTTTGTAGTTCTGGGTATCCCTCTAAATGTGTTACACTATTTTTAACAAATTTTAATGTTTTCTCTCTTTGTTTTTTGTTTAAAATATTTTTATATGTTCTACACATCATATTTGTATAAAGTTATAAGATACAGATATTCTCCAATTCTTTTCACCTTTTTCTGTGTTCATGTTTATGTCTACACCATGCGGCAGCCAAGATGGAAAGAATATCATACGCCCTTCTACAGGTTCATAAGCACATACTCTCCATAATTGTTCTGGTAAATTATCTACTCTTCTAGGCATATGTGTATTAGGTCCTGGTCTAGGATCTTCTAAAAATAACTTACCTGAGTTCTTTGGCACTTTAATATAATATACACCTGACCACATAGAGTTAGGATGTGTATGTGTTTTATTATAACTGTAGGTAGGATTAATATTAGCCCACATATTACCAAGTCCTAATTTACCTGTAATACCATAGTCTTGATTACACTCGTAAGCCATTTTAAATAATTCATCAATAAGTGGTTTATATTCTTTTCTCTTATCCATATCTGTTTTGCTATGCCAGCCATAACCAGAGTTTGTTTTTGTTTCTCCTTCAGAATCTGCCTTTCGCCACTTTTTTATTTCTTTAAATAAATATTTATTAAGTTCTTTTGCGTTGGGTAAATCTTTAAAATAAACAGCAGTTGGAAATAATATCTTTCTTTTAAGTTGACTCATTTAAATGGCGGTCCTCCAAACCACATTACTAATGATTTTCTAACCCCCTTTTTAACAGGTGCAACTTTGTGTCTTAAGAATGATGCAAAGAATATTGCTTGTCCTTGTTTCAAGGGCAGTGGTTTGTTATCACCCATTTCTGAAAAGAGAAGATCTCCACCTGTAAACTCTGATGGATCTGACAACAAACAAGTCATAGATATTTTTCTAATTGGATTTTGACCGTCTTGACCAAAAGCATTTAAATCCATGTGCCAATCATAAAAACCTTTTTTAGGATATACGGTAAACTGTGCAGGTTCTGTGAGTGTTACACCATCAAAATAAAAATGATTTAAATTTACAATAGATAATTGATTCTCAATAACTTTGTACATTTCAGGTAATTTATTAAAAGGTATCCAAGAAATTGTTGTCACTCTTTTCTTAGTATCGTATTGACCTTTAGGTCCTCCACCAACTTTTGCCTCTTCAGGTGCGCACTGATGACCAGCATTAATAATCATCTTACATTGCTGTGGTGTAAAAATAGGTTGTGTGGTTGTGGCAACATAAGATTGCCATCTTGGCATTCTTGGTATCATTCGTTTTGTCCCGATCCAGTTCTAGAAGATACAGGATTGTAATTAACATCAACATTACAAACTAATGTTCTCCTAACTTCTTTCGTCCCGTTAAACGGATATACGCAGTGTCTCATATCATAAGGAAAAACATAGAAGTCTCCTATCTTCATATTTGGTGAATAATCTGTTTTAGCAAATTGACCGTTAGCTGCACCTATAATTTGTAGTCTACCGTTCATAGGTTTATCAGGGGCAGAGTATTCTACACCTGTCTCTTTTGGTAATTTCATAATCATCACAGAAGATAAACCTGTATAAATTTTACCTTGATGTATGTGCACAGGATTATATTCATTTGCTTTCATTTCATTTACCCAAACAGAGTTTATATTTTTTTGTGTTTCACCTATTTTGTTCCAGTCTGTGTAATGATCAAAGACACTATGAAACCATTTTAATATGTCTTGTGGTAAGAAACTATGTTGTTGCATCTTTTCATTATTTGGACCAGTATAATATAAAGAAACTTCGTCTTCTATTTTACCCACCAACTGTTTATTTGCTTTTGGTAATTCTTTTTTACGTTTTTCATAGATCTCATTAAGACCTACAAATATTTCCAGGGGTACCTGGTATTTTAAAACCGTCTGACCTAAATAAACGAAATCGAACTTCATTTTAATTTCTTAGTTTTCTTACTATCTAAAGATAGTGTTTTTTCTTTCAATCCTTTTTCTAAAGCTTCTAGTTGTCCAAGTATATTAAACACTTCTGGTTGTGTTGTACCAGGAGTTATTGTTTCTTTCTGTCTTTGGAATCTTAATAAATAAGATTGAGCTTGGTGCGTGTTCACATCTCTGTCGTCAAATGAACCATCATGAAATTCCTTTTTAAGTTTAGACCAAAGAGAAACTTCTCTCATTCTATGTTTAGCCACAAGTTCCATTTGTGCTTTTGCATATAGTTTTTCTTCTAGCTCTACTTGCTTAAGTTCTTTCTCTAACGGATCTTTTTCTTTTTTAATATCACGTTTTAATTTTTTTATTTCAACATCATTTTTTCTAGAATCAAATGATAGGTGAACTAAATTTTCAAAGTGTGTGTT